TCTTCTTAACAATCGCATTGAACGTGCTTTGCGTACTACCAGACAACGCGTCAAGCACAGGGTCGGGTCCACGTGGGACGTAGACTTGTGGAACTGGTATCATCCCGCCGCCAACAGCCATAGCGAAATCTTCAAAGTCCACAGGCTTCGGCACTTCGACGCCTAGCAACGCCACAGGCTTCTTGCCATTGTTCTTGTAGTTATGCGTATTCGGTACACGTAAGATGCTAGCTGCATCAGCCGTACGAGACGGGTCCGCTGGGAAGTTCTGCTCAGCACATAACTTCTTTAGTCGATCCGCCACAGGTTGCCAGTCTTCTCGGCACACCTTTTCTTTCAAGGGCCAATAGACGTGCACGCCATTACCAGAGTTCACCTTCGTAGGTGAGGGTAATGAATTGTCTGTACAAAACTTCTTAAGTGCTTTGATGGCATCGCTCTGAGAGGGAAAGTCTTTATTCGGACCACAATCTAGGTCAACAAAGAATGACTTAATCCACTTGGCGTTAGCCGCTGCACGTGTCCTGTTAGTTTCGAATGTAGATAGGGCAAAGAACGCGTTCCAACCCCTGTTGTCTTTGTCGAAAGCTGCGTCTATCGCATCGTCGAGGTCATCGTAAAACACCTGCGATTGTTCGTCGGTGTCGTAATTTTTTGACCATATGCAATAGTAACCTTCGTCTCCCAACACTGTCTGTAAAAATTTTTTAGTTTCCATCGCCGCCACTCAACGTAAAAGCCGTGGCTACCTAAGTAACCACGGCGTACCAAATTTAGTCGTCCCAACCATCCACAAGGGCCGCTAGGTCCTCGTCTACTGGCTCGGCCTTCTTAGAAGCTGTCTTGGCCTTTTTCGGCTCTTCTACTTCATCGGCAAGTACGTTGTTTGACTTTTTTGGCTTGGCAGAAACGTCTACTTCGTCGGCTTTGACTTCACCGTCACGCTTCTTTTGCACGTTGTCACTTTGCGATACTGTTAACGTAATAGCACGCTGCGCATCGTCGCTGTTCTTGGCTTCAAGAACCTGCTTCAACTCAGCCTCTTCAAGAGGGCGTACTGGTTTGAAGAACAACTTCGGTGTCTCAGCGTTCTCGTCAAAGTACATCTCTGTAACAATCGCCATAGACGGTGTTTTGTGTGCCTTGAGATAGCGTGCGTACGCTTGCATTGGCATCTTACCATCCTTGGCTTCACCGAACACAGAGGTTGCAGGAAGCTGCAGTTGATACACCTTGTCGTACTGACCTTCTATACACACGGCTAGACGCTGTGCGAAACGGCACGCTCGGCTTTCACCTTGCCCCGAACCTTTTACGTTCATGGGACAGTCCATGCAACGCGCTGCCATACGTTGGTCGGCAGGGACGTCAGGTGCAGGTGTTTGTGTATCCGCAGACCAACATTGTGGCGGTGTTGGGTTCTCCGCATCATAAGCACCTGCGTAATATGTTCTGGACACAGGCGCAGCGTTAACCACCACGATGTTGAGTGAACCAGAACTGTTTACGTTTACCTGCTCCCCGCCGACGATTTCGCGGAAGCGTCCACCACGTAAACTAATACGCCGCATACCGCCGCCGCTACCCCCAGTGAGGTTGTCGTCAACTTCTTGTAGTGACTTGAATAGGTCACTGTTTGCTAGTGCACTGTTTTCAAACAGGGTCAAATCTGACATGTCGTTCTCCTTATACATCTTCGTCAGCAGTGAAGTCGAACTCTAGCTGCCTGTCATCATGTTCTTCATGCTTGACTGATGGCCCTTCAAGATCGACGTTAAGAGATGTCAGAGCATCTGACACTCGTGTCTTATCAAAACGGTATGTGTTCCCAATTTTGATGTAAGTATTTTTGGGTATATGCCCTTGGCGCACCCACGATCTAATCGTAGACACAGACACGGCAAAATGGTTTGCCAAGTCTTCGATTGCCACAAACGGTTCATTGTTTGTCATTACTTCTTCCTCACAGAGATTGTAAATTCTGAATCCACGTTTAGTCCCTTGGGCACTAAGTCGGGGTTCTCCTCTAAGAACTGTTTCACATTTGTCTGGTTGAGACGTTTCTCAAAGAACTCAGGCACATTGTGGTCCATTACGAACTTGTGCATGGCTTCCCAATCGCTCGTCCAGTACCGTTGTTTAACAGTCCGATAGAACAAACCTTCCGCAGTACGAACACTATCGACACCGTGTTCTTTACAGTAGTCGAGTAGTGCAGCTTTTACTTTGTCCAGTTGTTCTGTCAGCTTGGCGTCCTCTTCCTTGAACGCGGCTGATATTTCGGCACGCTTGTTTCGTATCTTAACATACGTGCCAACAAGTTTATCCACAGGTATTCCCATGTCGTTCTCCTCTTAGTGTTCTTGTTATATAATGACAAGCGGTACGCTAGTCAAGCATTTCGTTGTAAAGGTCAATCATTTTTGTGTGTACGTCTATTCTGTTATCAAGTAATGAGTACACGCGTCTTTCGACGGAAGAACCTACCAACTGAACAACAGTACACTTATGTTTTTGACCTGACCTGTGGACACGCGCGTTTGCTTGCGCGTAAGTCTCTAGTGAGGAAGTAGGTCCCCACCATACCACAGTATTCGCAGCCGTTAAAGTCACACCATGTGCTGCCGATTGAGGCTGTATCACCAATATCTTGGGGTCTGGGGTATTTTGAAACCGTTCGAATATCTCGGTGCGCTTCGTCGCAGATACGTCTCCGCGAATCACTTCGGCAGTGTAGCCATCGGCTCGTAGCTTGTCGGTCAAGATGTCTATTGTGTGCTTGAACGGTACGAACACGAGTGCCTTCTGACTCGTCTCGTCGATGACTTCACGTAACACGTTATAGCGATGCTTGATGTCGAACTCCAAGATTTCCTTGTCATCCGTATATACGGCACCCGCACTGATCTGTAACAGCTTGTTCATGGCAATGGCTGCGTTTTGTGCAGTTACCTCTTCTCCTGCTGCTTCCATGACAAGCCGTGTGCGTAACGTGTCATAGTATTTCTTCTGTTGCCTCGTTAACTCTACATTGCGTTTCACATATGTCATGTCGGGCAGGTCAAGGCACTCGTCCTTAGTGAACCTGATCGCAGGTTGCAGAGCATTGAACACAATGTCAGTCGCATCGTGCTTGGGCAACCATTTGAACTGCGTGTATTTGTACATCACCATATCACGCCACGAACCAAAGAACCTTGGCACTGCGTGTGGGTTGATAAGTTTGGCTAGGCCGTATGCGTCAAGCGGTGACTGCGCTGCAGGTGTACCTGTCATCATCCACAGCCACGTATCGTCATTGACCAGTTTACGCAGGGTCTTCCATCGTTTGGTCTGCGCGTTCTTATAATGTGTTGCCTCGTCAACAATGATGCAGTCGAACCCACCGTTGGCTATGTCTTCCGCCACGATCTCCACACCGTCATAGTTTATTATGACAAACTCGGCACCGTTGTTGATGATTGTCTTGCGTTTCTTCTTGTCGCCGTGGGCTACATCCACCGTGCGATGCATGGCAAAGGTAAACAGATCGTTGCGCCACGCCGAATCCATAATAGATAGGGGGCAGATCACAAGCACTCGCTTGATTTTACCTTGCTGCATGAGAAAGTCTGCCGCCCAGATAGCCGATGCAGTCTTGCCTGTACCTTGCTCGTTAAAGCAAAAGGCTTTCTTGTTTAGTGTAAGAAACGCTGCTGTTGTTTTCTGGTGGGTAAACGGCTTGAACTTACCTGCCCAATTGTACCGCCCTTCGATTGGCGATGGTGCTTTGATATTGAGGTTCCGCAGCTTGTGCGCTTCGTCGATGCCCCAGTACACCACCGTGTCTTCACCCACCTGCTTACTTCTAGGGATGGTTTCAGTGACACGTCGAGGATGGCGTAGCTTCAAACGCAACGCCTTGTTTTGTAGAATATCCATATCGTTCTCCTGTTAGGGAATTTCCCTAACGCTTACGCTTGCCTTTACTTAGCGCACCACCTGCTGCTCTGTTCTTGCTGCGGCTCTGCACTCTGTAACCGTCTTTGTTTGTCCCACCGCGTGACAGTGGTTTCTTATGGGCAATGTCCTTACCCTCACGCTTGTCGGCTTTGCCGTTCTTGTTTTTATCTACGCCAGTCTTGTCTACTTTGCGCCGTGCACGTTGACGTTCCATCCGATCAGAATGTTCTCCTCGTGCTTTCTGCTGTGCGTATTCTTTCTTATATGGGCGCGGTTTGTTTTTGTATGGCATGTCAGGCTCCGTTATGTGGGCACTCCGTTACAGGGCAGTGCCGTTTACACAGACCAGTGGGGCGTGGGTTCCATACGTCCTTGTCGGCTGCGGCTTGCATGTCGCCGTACTTACCCAACCACTTCGTCCAAAGATCGCCCTTATCATACTCCATGTAGGTGTCTTTTACCAAGTCATTACTGATGACAAATAGTAACCCCGCACGAACTTTCTTAACTTCTGGATAGTGTGCGAACACAGACAGTGCCATCAATTCCAGTTGGCCTTTGTCAGCATACTTGGCACTCTTGCCAGTTTTGTAGTCCACCACCCATGCGGTTTCGGCTAACACGTCCATGATGATAAGGTCAGCGATGCCTCTGAACCAAACATCTTTTGCAAAGAAGTCACACGGCCTCAAATCCTCCGTGACCCCTAGCTTTCGTTCTACTAACTTAACACCACGTTTATCTTTAAGGGACTGCAGCGCTCCTCGCGCAAAGTTAAACTTCGCAGGTAACTCTGCATCTTTACCCACAAAATCTTCTGCCGCCTTATGGAACTCCGACCCATACCGAATAGCCTCGGTCTCTTGGAACGGATATTCCTTTAAGATGTTTACGTGATAGAACTGTTTAGGGCACTGCTCAAATGCCTTAATCTTACTGAATGACCAAGGTGCCACTTTTGTCATAGTTGTATTCTTTCCTTTTTTGCGCCTTGCGATGTTACAAGTTTGTTCATCCGTTCTTGCATACCATTTCTACTACACCAGAACCTATGCCCACGTAGTATTAGTGTCCATGATCCCCAATGATAATCATGATGCACCAATGAGCCTACGTTCACCCGCCCACCAAATATGTTAAGGGCAGCTAATGCTGTTAGTTTCTGTCCGCCCTGCACTAACCCACTAAAGTTGTCATGTGTCACAAAGGGGCCGATAAACACTGGCAGTTGTAAACCTCGTGCGTACGCTGCGGCTTGTTCAAAGTGACCTGCTAATTTCCTAGCTGATGTGCCGACCTCACCACAGTATAAGTCTTTCTTGCACTCTATACCGAATTGCAGTCCATCATCTGTTGTCACAACGTAGTCTATCCTACCCCTAGAATTAGGTATTCGCACCTGCTCCTCGAAACTCCAACCGTACCTAGACTGTGGTATGAGAAAGTTGTCACGCATAAACGCGTCTGCATCCTTCTCCGTAGCTAAATCACTCGCAATCACCATAGGACTTCCCGATACCTGACTCACAATTAATGGGTAAACCTTCAGCCCAGTCTGGCGTCCACCTCATGCAATCTTCTACATACGCTCGTGCTTCGGCTATCTCCTCGTCCTTAACACAGCATACGATTGAGTCGTGTACAGTTAACACCACTTTGTATTTCTTTGCAATGCGTAACATCTGCTCACCAATGATGCAGCGTGCGATACCTTGGCATACGTTCTCCGTAACTTTCCCGCCGTATATACGCTTGGCACCCTGACGTGTTTTGTAGAAGTATTCCCTACCCATCTCGCCTTGTTCAAAGAACAGACCGTTGTAGAACATCGGCAGACCTGATGGCAGCACTATGGCTCTGCGTTCGGCATCGACAGTCAACACACCGCTGCGTCCGACCTGTACCGACTGACCACTCGCCATGTAACGTATCATCTCCTGACACTCTTTCCAGAAACCGGAAATTGCTGCGTTAGTGCTACGGTAAATTTGAATAATCCTACGCGCTTCTTCCAACTCAATGTCAAACCCAAACGTCATAAGCTGATGCTGAAACTTGGGCGCACCCATGCCATACCCTGCACCTAGAATTGTGGTCTTACCAACGAACCGCTGATCCTTGGTGACTTCATCAACATCCACGCCGTAGATGCTCGACGCCATATACTTGTATACATCCTCACCGTTTAGGAACTGTCTGGTCAGATCGTTCTGTCCTGATAGCCACGCAAGTACACGCGCTTCGATCTGCGAACTGTCTGCGTCAATGAGTGTGTGACCCTCGGGCGCAATGATACTCTGCTTTAACTTCTTACCGTTTGGCCCAC